GAAGCAAAATATGAACACGAACCGTTATCAGAAATAGTTAACGACTATTACGATGATATAACAACATTAAATTATGAAGATCCTATCGATTACGAAGAAATAGATTTAGGCAGCAGGAAAATTAGGTATCCTATATTTTCAGATAATTTTAATCAAGAACAAACAGATCGCCTACATTATAAACCAGTTAAATATGTTGAACCTTGGGACGATATCCAAGGAGATGGAATATTTAAAGACGATATTATGGTGGAAGCAGAATACGACGGAATACCAATAATATATTGGGAAAACAAAAACCACACAGGAATTCAAATTTATACGGAGACGGATGAATGGCACGAAGAAAGACCAGAAGTAATAAAAACAATAAAACAAGGACAACAAATCAAACGCCGGCGAACACACGCCGAAGTACTGTACGCGGAATTGGACGAGGAATAGTAATATATAGTCCACCTGCTGTAAGGCAGGAGCGAACAGCCGCACCACCTCCCGAACGGGATCTAGCGAAGCGGAAAAAATCCCCAAAACAAACATGGTTGGTCAGAGATCTGCGGATAAGGTGTAAGGACAGACCCAAAGATAACACCCCTACAGGGGGGTCAGGGTCTAAAAAATTTGTGCCTTGGTGCTAATAATGTCAAAAAAAGACAAAAAAATAAAAAAAAGACTTTACAAATCAAATTTTATAAGTCTACTAATACGTATGGGGTGACACAAGAGTCTCAAAACGATCATAATATATATTATCGGCCATTTGGACTTTTGCCCCTTCTAAAAAAGAAGGAGTAAAAATTGCAATTACTACTAATACAACAAATCCTAAAACCAGTAATTACTAGATTTGGTACGATACTTGGATCGTCGCTTGCCGGCGCCGGTGTTGCTGTTGGCGACACGGAAAGTATCGTTTTGGGATTTACGGCGTTAGCCGGAGTAGCGATCGATCTCATAACTAGGAGATGGATCAAATGAAATTAAAAGACATCATAATAGCAACAGTAGCCGGATTAATAATGGGATTAGCATTATTTTCCGATGTGCTGTTGAATACGGGAGTAATATAACATGGGTTGGAAAGATGAACTAAAAAAAGGGCAAAAATTTATGCGTGATGCATACATGTTTGCTAATACTGGTAAATTACCAGACAAAAAATCAAACCCAAATGCAGGTAAACTTGATTTAGGCCATTTAAGGGCTGAAGCAGAAAGAAACGGATTTAATCCGTTAACTGTATTACGAGCAACAGGTGGACAAGGTTCAAGATATAGCAATGAACCTGCACGATTAAGTAGTGGTGATTTTTGGAAAGTTTTTAATCAAAAAACACAAAAAAATAACCAAGCAAATAATTTTGAACCATACGTTGCAAATCAAGGTATGCAATATGGATCTACAGTTGCAGAAACAACAGATCTTAAACAACCAAAATTATCATTTAATAATAGCCCATTATATCCAGTACGACCAACTGAGATAGAAAACGATTTTATTTCTACAGGCGAAGAATTTGTAGCAAATAAAACTACTGCATTAAAAAGACCATTAAAATTGCCTGACGGCAGGACAATTATGGTTCCATTTGATCCAGAGGATATGGATCCAATGACAGTAGCTATCGGATATGCTGCATTAGGTTTAACAAAATTCACAAAATTATTTCCAAATTTTAGACCAATTAAAGGGTTTAGAAATTTTGGTAAATTAATAAGAGATAAAGCAAATCAAGATACGAATAAGGAATCTGATTTGTTGTTAAAATTACAACAACAGATGAATTATAAAGAAGGTGCAATATCGCAAAAAGCGTTAGGCACATTACGCAATATTTCTGCCGAAGATAAGAAATTTGTCGATTACATGAAAGCACAATTTTAATGTGCGCCAAGTGTAAAAAAATACGAAAAATTATAACCAAAATCATTGCAAGGAGAAAACGCAAATGAGAATGACTGAAATGATACCAAATTCACCTCTTGCAGTACAGAAATCTGTACGTAGTGCAAAAGGCCGAGTTTTAACATCGGGTGATGCAGGAAAAATTCTGCCACTGAAGTATGAATGGTTACACCGCGAAGACGGTGTACGTAGCGGTAAAGTTAGAGTTAACGTTGAAATGATGGAAACATCTGAAATGTTAATGAACGGTGTGGGCGTAACACTATACGCACATTTTGTCCCAATGCTTGCATTTGACCGTTTTAACGGATCAATGGACGAATTAAATCGATCATATAAAAAAGAAAATGGTGCTGCAGGAAGCGTAATACCATTTTTTGAAAGTAATAAATTATATAATCCACCTACACAAAATGTTATTACAGTTCCTGGATCAGATGTAATTAATATGGATCAAGGTTTTTACGGTAATGAATATGCAGTACCATTTTTAGAAACAATGGGCATACATAATGTTGCACAACAATATAATACAACACCAGTTGAAGCATATAATGCAATTGTTAACCATAGACGCAAAGCAAGATCTAAATCATTACCATTGAGAAATGCATTTGATCACAGTTTGGCTGACGCGTTTTGGATTAATAATGGAATGCAAAATATTGTACCAGATTATGATCAGAATTTAATTGACGGACAAGTTACACTTGCCGGATTGACATTCCAAGCACCAATTAAATCAAGTAAAGCACATAGACATGTAAATACATCTGATTATACTGCAACAGGTGGTGCTAGTATGTCAGGCGATGGTGCAACATACAGTCCATCAATGTCGGGTGCAGATATAGTTGACGAAGGCGATCTATATTTATTTGACGAAATTTTTGCAGAATTGCAAACAGGCGGAAACGCAACAATGTCACTCGCTGACATTGAGCAAGCACGCAAAACAGCGGCATTTGCTAAATTAAGAGCAAAGTACGATGGAATAGACGACGAACATGTGATTGATTTGCTTATGTCAGGAATTAGAGTACCTGAAGAAGCATTAAAGCAACCAATATTATTGGGTCGTCAACGTGCAATGATAGGATTTAACCAACGTTATGCAACAGATGGTGCAAACTTGGATAAGTCAGCAACAAATGGTATGGCAACAATAGATATGTCATTTAGAACACCTGCTATGAATACAGGCGGTGTTATTATGATTTGTGCAGAAATTGTGCCAGAACAATTATGGGAACGTAAGAAAGATTATTTCTTATACACAACAGACCCAGATACGTTACCTAACTATCTGTCTGATGTATTAGACCCAGAAAAAGTTTCAGTTGTAAAAAATGACCACGCAGACGTTAATCACGCAACACCAGATGGTACATTTGGTTACGCGCCATTAAACCATGAATGGCAACGTGACGCAGTTAATGTAGGTGGTAAATATTACCGCCCACATAATGACTCATTTGACGAAGATCGCGCAAAAATATGGACAGCAGAAGCAACAAACCCAACATTAAATGAAGACTTTTATTTATGTTCAGGTTTGCACAAAAAAGTTTTTGCTGACCAAGTAAGCGACAGTTTTGAAATTACATGTCTAACGGACATGCAAATTGTAGGAAACACCGTATTTGGTGCAGGACTACAAGAAACTGACGCAACAAGCGATTATGACGCAATTACTTCTCAAGTTGATTCCTCACGTATCGAGAAGTGATAAAAAGCAGGGGAGTCCTCCCCTCCCCTGCTCATTTTAAAAAGGAAAACAGAAAATGAATAGAATTAAACATGGCAACGTAAACAAGTGGACAGCCACAAAAGCAGGACAAGTGATTGAGTTTGAATCAAGCAAACCAAGACACGTAAAGTTTGAAATCACAGCTAATTCAAACATTGAAATTTGGGTCGCAGATAATCAGAAAATGTCTGACGCCGTATTGGTGGGAACATCAAACGGAAAAACCGAAATACAGTACACAGCTCCTGCAACAACATATGTGCAAATTAAAGCTGAGAAATCAGCTGATGTATTTGTAAATATACCAGACTTGGATCAAGCAGTGGAAAACACTGATAACCCAAGTTTTACATCGATAGAGCCACGCGTAAATAACTCAACCGAGTTTGATCGTATGATGGCATTTATGAAACACAATGAAACGCAACGCAACGCCCAGCTAGAGGCCGAAAGAGCCGCATTAAGAGCTGAAGTTGCAAAAATTAAAGCAGTACAAGCTGACGAGGCAATTGTAGAAGCAGAGGAAGCAGCAGAAGATGCAGGAGAAACCCCCGAGTAAGTTTCTACGCTGGATACGGTTTTTAGACCGTATCCAGTTCTGGCACCGGGATGAGCTGGTGCATAGAACACACGTAGAAGCGGCACGATCGTTAGCAGAGCCAAACGCATCGAAAACACTCTGGGTTAAAATTCAGCAGACAGAAAACGACTATAGAGGGGTACACCCTGATATAGTCGAGTTTTGGAAAGCATTTTCCAAAGCAATGAAGCGACGGAATATACCAATCCGAGCGTTTGAATTTGTACGCACTGCAGAACGGCAACAAGAGTTATACGATAAAGGCAGAAGCAAAGCATCTGCCGGATTTGGCGCACATCAGTATGGAATGGCTGTGGATATAATACATGCAACAAGAGCATGGAATTTAAGCAAAAAAGAATGGGATTGCATTGGTGCAATCGGCAAAGAAATTGCGCGCAAACGCAATATTAAATTAGATTGGGGCGGAGAATGGAACTTCTACGATCCCGCACATTGGGAAATTGACGAATGGCAAACCAAAGTAAAAGAACCATTTTGAAAAGTAAGTTGAATAACTTACATCCGGCAAACGGAACGGAAACTCCATATATTGGAGTTTCGTTTGCCGGCGTTATCTCCCTACCCTTGTTAAGATATGCATTTAGTGACACCAAACTGAGGTCAAATCATGGAAAATTGTAATAATTGCTTAAAGCAAAAAGAAAAAGATGGGTATAAAGCATGCCCAGAGTGTCGGGAATATTGGAAGTTGGCACAAAGAAGTCCAACAGGTAACGCGTATAAATTGGAAATTTTAACAGAAAAGTACAAACGCTTACAAAAACAATATGAGCAACTAAAACAAAGTATAGAAAAGTGTGTATAGCACCAGTAAAATTAGATGATGGGACAGAAGTGGGGTGTCGCGAATGCTGGCAATGCCGCAAACGTAGAGTGAACGATTACGTTGGAAGATGCATTGCCGAAAGTAAGTTTGCAAAGAAAACTTACGCAGTAACATTAACGTATCGAGGTGACGAAGGCGTTAATGCAGTAACGTTGATTTATAAAGACGTACAGGATTTTATTAAAAGACTGCGTAAAAAATATAAATGTCGTTACATAGTCACTGGAGAATACGGAAGTGCAAAAGGACGATCACATTGGCATATAATATTATTCTTTCAGGATAATTGGCCAGAAGTGACGTCAAACAAAAGGGTAGATTGGAAATATTGGAAACATGGATTTTCATATTTTCAAGAGCCAGATTGGAAAGGTTTTGAATATTGCCTGAAATATGTTCTGAAAGATCAGACATCAAGGCAAAGCGATAGCCATTTGGCTATGAGCAAAAAACCACCATTAGGACACGAGTTTTTTCAACAATTAGCGAAGCAATATGTTGAACAAGCCCTCGTCCCTCAAACATATTTCTATAAGTTTGGAGACGTCAGGGATTATAAAAACCGAGAAAAAGGATTTATGATGCAAGGCAAAACAAGAGAAAATTTTATGGAAACTTTTATCAATGAGTGGGAAGCAAAATATGAACACGAACCGTTATCAGAAATAGTTAACGACTATTACGATGATATAACAACATTAAATTATGAAGATCCTATCGATTACGAAGAAATAGATTTAGGCAGCAGGAAAATTAGGCATCCTATATTTTCAGATAATTTTAACCAAGAACAAACAGATCGCCTACATTATAAACC